ATGGGTACTGTTGAGTTGATCTCTACTTTGGATGAAGGCGTTCGTGAAGGTCGAATTGCGCCCTACTTGGCTGATTTTATTGCAGCGCAAGCCCTGAATGTTTCAGCCGACGAAGTTGGCTTTAGCGAATGGGGCAGCCCCGACCGCGACGTACTATCCCGCGATGGAGCAACCACCGAAGCCCTTTCCCGTCATCAATAAAAAAGAGCGAGCGGCGCGGTCAATTTGGCCACGCCGCTCACGTTGACTTAGATTAAAAAGTTTGTGAACCTTATCATTTGCAATTTTATTAAGAGTGTGCTATACTCTCACGCGTTGGGCCGGTAGCTCAGTGGTAGAGCATCGGACTTTTAATCCGCTGGTCGTGGGTTCGATCCCCACCCGGCTCACCAAGCGGGATTGTTGCAAACTTCCTACAAGTTCCAGAAATGGTTCTCGTGGTTGGTAGGCGACAATCCCTTTTTTTGTGCCCCAAATGGCTGCAATGAGTGATTGTAAGGCTACGCGCTTCTCGGCTAAGGCTCCCTTCTGCTTAAATGTCCAACTAATTGATTCTAATAAATCTAGGGCTTGCTCCATGTTAAAGGATGCAGCTGGTTTTTGGCGTGGTGCTTGGGCTTGAGCAAACAACGCTGATTTGCGCTGCTCATATTCATCAGCCCGGATGTGATCGTTGAGAAACATGCGCTTGAGTGCGGCAAGCTCGGCTTCAATGTTGGGTGCTTCGGGTACTGGTTGTTGGCGTGCAGCCCACTGTTGCTGAGCAACCTGAAGAATGTCGCGCTTCCAATCGCTGGGAAACGCCAAGGCATCGAGCACCGCAATCATATGCTGATCAAGCACATCGTTGCGCACCATGGCCATGGGGCATTGGTTGTAGCGGTGTTGACTGCACTCATAGTACACAACGTTGGTTGTGCGTTTGTAGTGTTGCCACATGCGGCTGCCACATTGCTCACAATACAAAATTTCACTGAGCAGCCCACGGCCTTGGCTCACAGGAGTCCAGCCGCGTTTTTGGCCGCGCCGATCAAGCAAAACTTGTACCGCGTCCCATGTTTTTTTGTCAATCAGCGCTTCATGTTGGCCAGCATAGGTTTGGCCTTTGTAGCTCACCTTGCCAATATAGGCTTGGTTGCGTAGCATCGATGCAACGTTGTCTTTGGTGTAGGGAACATAGCGCCCTTGTTGCGTGTTCCAAACGCGTGCACCACGTTGATTCATGGCATCGGCGACGGTGCTGAAGCTATACAGGCCTGTGGCATAGAGGATAAACAGCATGCGCTGGTGCTCGGCATCGGCTGAAGGAACCAGCACCCCTTGCTCATTGCGTTGGTAGCCTGTTGGCACTGGGCCAGGTAATTTGCCTGATTCCGCAGCTGCACGGCGGGCACGTGCAACCCGTTCGCCTGTTAGTCGGCTATAGAGTTCGGCCCCAGCCCCCAACATCGTCAGATTGAAGCGGCCAGCAGCGGTATCCATCTCAATTGGCTCGGTAATGGAAATGAGCTGAATCCCCAGCGCGTGGAATTCATCAACTACCCGCAGCTGGAGCGAGGTGTTACGTGCGCAGCGGTCGAGCTTCCAAACTAACACAACATCAAAGCACCGTGGTTTCCGAGCGGCATCTTCACGAAGCTGCATAAACGCGGGACGATCAGCATTGCGGCCACTCTTGCCAGCATCTTGATAGACCTGCACAACGTGCCAACCATGGCGTTGGGCATAGGCCTGACAATCACGCTCTTGGCTTGCAAGGCTGCTGTTTTCAGCTTGTTCACGGGTGGAAACCCGCGTATAGATAACGGCTCGCATGAATAATCCCTTCTACGCTGCTTTCGATTGAGGCTGTTGTGCAGATGATTGATCCGCTTCTTGGTCTTTGTCAAGCATCAATGCAACCAACAAAGCTGCAAAGGCTTGAACAACGCTTTCACGTTGCCCATCGGCTTGGCCCCTTACTTCTATTGGATTTGATAGTGGTTGCATTTATACCTCAAAGGCTAATTGCATCGCTGGTTCTGGGTTTGGCTCGGTGTTCTTTACGGGTGGTTCGGTCAGCACTAAACCACAGCAAACGCAGTGACCATTGGCGCGTTCCCATACATCGTTGTGATCAACGGGGCAGACGGTTTGGGCTTCGCGTGGCGCAGCGGAGCGAAGTTCACTCCACCAGTGCCAATACAATTTGTGCCCATGCGATCCTTCTAACATGCGGTCGATGGCCGCTATCTGTTCTGGTGGCAGATGGTTTTGGCATCGTGTTCGATACTGCATCGCTGGCTCTCGATAGAGTTCGCGCCATGCCACATAGCGCTCATGAAAACTACTCATAGCCATTCCTTAGGTTGGTTGATGCTTGTCACGCAAGCGGCGAAAGCAATCGATCGCTGCTTGTTTTTCGGCTTCGGTAGCAGCTTTTGGTTCGGGTGGTGGTTGATTGGATTGAGGATCGGGGGGCGGCGGCTGGGGTTCAGGTTTGGGTTGGTTAGCCATCGATCACCTCGTAATAGAATCGCCGCAACAAGGTCACCGCATGCTTTTTCGTTTTCACGCCTCGATGATTTTGCAGATGGCGGCGGCCTTCATAGATCAAGCGCAGACTCAAATGACCGTCGGCATAAAAAGCGATTGCATAGCCGCATGGGGTTTGCATCACATAGGTATCAGGCGATGTCCAAAAGCCATCGCTACGGTTGACGTTGCTCACTTCATCAATTAATCGTTCAGGCATAGACACCTCAAAAAACCGCTATCCCACTGGGTAGCCGTTGATGATTCAATCGTTCGGCGAAAAATAGGCCGAATAGGTTGGTACACGATTGAGCAGGTCGTGCAATTCTTCATCGCTATAGTCAATCGATGAGTGATAGATCACGTTATCGCACCAGATATAGTGCCAGCCTGGCGAATCTGGTGACCATGCCGAGGCAGGTGGCAACGCCGGAATACATTCCACAATCACATCGTTCGGCTCGTCGGCATCATGCAAATCAGGATCGGGCAGGTCGTTGATCAAGAGCCAGCGCAGAAAAACGCCAACGGTTGTGAAATCAATGGTGGGGCCATCGAAGGGAATTTTGTTCATCTGCGCACGAAATTGCTGCACAATCTGTGTTTGGGCATTGCTATCAAGCGGATTCATCAAACAAGCTCCAGTACGAGTTGCATGCCGTGGTGACAGATCGGTCTTTCAAGAGAATGGTTCATTGCTGACGGCGATTGATCAGTCAAGAGCGTTTGTTGGACTGGAGTTAACCACTGGGCCAACAACCACGGTGAAATCATGCGATTGGTAATCAGGTTACGAGCTGCCGCAATATTGCCGTTGCGCAGCTGCGCTTGAATCTCCAGCCGCGTGCCCACCAGATTGATCAGGGTACTCATGCGGCCTCCAGCAAGGGAATAATGATTTTGCGGCAGCCGCAGCGCTTGGGCGTAAATTCAATGTAGCCTGCATCACGCAGCACCAACAAGGCTTGGGCAACCGTGCTATAGCCAAGGCACAGTTCATCGGCCAAATCGCGCACCGTTGCCAATGGTCGGCGGCTCACCGCCCCCCACACCAGCCGCACAGTGGTAAAACTTACAGGTTTGCGGCGCATTAGGCGGCCCCCAGTCGATCCATCGGATCACGTCGTCGATAATCCGCCGCTTGGACGACCACCAACTGCCCTTGCACGGCATCGAGCAAGCGACTGCATAAGCGCATGCCAAAGCGGCGATTAGCCTCGGCGGTGTTCGGGTGCAAGTTGCTCGTGATCACGGTTGGGCGTTGGTATTCGTAGCGCTCATTGAGCAATTGGAACAGGGTTTCTTTGCCCCAATCGGTGGCGTTTTCTGCACCCAAGTCGTCGAGCAGCAGAATTGGCGCTTTGCGGAAGAGTTCAAATTGGTCATCAAAGCTATTCTTGGGCTTGGTGCTGGTTTGATCGAAGGTGGCACGCAGCAGGCGCAAGGCATCGGGAGCCGTTGACCAAACGACTTCATAACCACTGGCTTGCAGCGCGTTGCCGATCGCTTGGGCCAAGTGGGTTTTGCCACAGCCCGGGTTGCCAACCACGGTCAAAAAGCCATCGGGATTTTCGGCAAAGGCTTGGGCCGCACCAACCGCAACCCCAACACCAGTGACCGCACTATCAAAGGTGGCAAAGGTTTTGCCGCGAAATGGGGCAAGACCACTCTTGGCATGCAGCTCACCACGACGGCGCTCGATTTGGCGTTGTTGCAGACAGCCACAGGATTGCAATTTGCCAAACAAGGGGTGATGAATCGCGACATCATAGACAAAATAGCCAGCGCCTTTACAACACGGACAGGTTTCGTTCGGCTCCCACGGGACAACGGGCGGAAGGATGTCAGGAGCAGGCGTTACCGATGCTGGAATACTGGTATCAAATCGTTGCATACAATCCTCGCAACTGGCTCTCGAGCGGAGTCAGCCAATAGCTGAAACGCCGCCGAAAGCGATCATTATGCTTGGGGATTTCAATTTCGCCACGGTCGGCCACCCACACGGCATCGCGCATCCACGGGGCCATATCGGGCGGCAAACCGTGATCGGCTGGCAGCCACGTTGGCCAATTGGGTAATGGTTCATCAGGGTGGGTTGGCTCGACGGCAGGGGGTTGGGCTAGGCGTTGATGCACGCCAGCTTCTAGGTCTTTGGCGATTTGGGCCGCTGGATAATCGGAGCCAACGTGATCAAGGTAGGCTTGAATCACGGCAACTGGCTCATGGGCATAGTTGCTGGCCGACCACACTTTGCGATCACGTAACAGCCGATAGGTTGTCGATTGTTGATTCTTATTTTTATTCGCATCGCCAGATGCGCGTTGCCGTGATTCGATTGGTTCCGCTGCGGTTGATGTGGATAATATTTTCTTTAACTTTCTTTTTTCTTTAATACTATTAAAAGGCTGGTCTACTTCGTTGACCATTTTTGGTCTACTTCGTTGACTATTAGTAGTCAATGTGGTTGACTGGTCTACTTTGTTGACTGGTCTACTTCGTTGACTGTTTTGGTCAACCTCGTTGACTACCACAATGTGATAGCTGTAGCCATTGCCAACCGCTTCACGCTGAATCGTTCCTCGGTCGGCTCCTGCGGCTAAGCCGTTGAGCACGCCTTGACGGCTTAGCCCTGTAAGCAACTCCAGATCGCTAATGCTCAGCTTGGCAGTTGGGCGATGCCAGCCAAAGGTCTCGCGACAAATGGCCAGCGTCACCCGCATTTCGGCTTCGCTCATCTCACATAACAGATCAAGAATTTCATTGGGGGTTTGGGTGTAGTTTGGCGGAGCAATTGTCATAGTGGCCTCACAAGCACGCGCCCCACAATGAAGCGCTTGAGCACTTAGTTATCAAACACCGCATCCCGCTCAGCCCGTTGGGCAGCGGTTGGGCGTTTGGTTCGGCGGAAGAGATGGGCTTTGGGGCAGGTTTCCCAATGGGTTTGCTCGATGCGCTGGCCATGGCCATTGGTGTTGTAGGGCATTGTGCCCACCCATACAATTTCGGCTGCGCAGCCACGGCATTTGGCAACTCGTTCGCGCTTGGTTGGCGTGGCTACAGGTGGTTCGGCAAATAGCTCAGGTTCTGGCTCTGGCTCTGGCTCTATTTCGGGTTCTGGCTCAGGGATTGGTTGATCGAGTAGCGGGGTTTGGGGTGTTGCTTGCCCTTGATCGAGCCATGCTAAAAGTGTGGTCGCAACCTCGGCCCCAGCACGAGGAATGATCGCGCCATGCAAGGCTGGGCAACGAGTTTTGGTGACGATAAAAGTATTATCGGCATCAATATCAGCGACAACATCAAACTCGTATTCCAAGCCATCGCGTTGGATTGGGGCTAGCCCGATTTTGCGCGGTGCTTGTTTGCCGCGATCATTTTGTTCGACCACATATTCAGTTTTCAGTCGCATGGTGCAAATGATGTGCATGCGACTGGCCAAAATGGTTTCAATTAATTTTTGCTGGAGCGGCGTTGCATCGGCCCACGCGGTGAATTTATTGCCGCTGCGCTTGCCAATGCGATCAACTTGCTCCAAAACCCCATCTTTGCCATTCCAGGCATGCGACAAACTATCGATAATCAACACATCGTAGCCAGCCTGTTCGGCGGCGTGAATTGCATCGATATAGCGCTGGGGATGAAACGAGGTCAGTTCAGCCACATCGAAATTGGCAACATCATCGGCGTATTTGCTGGCACTGCCATGCTCGGTATCGATCACCGCGATCGCCTTACCTAAATGATTGGCGATGCTGAGGGCGGTGTAGGTTTTGCCGCTTCCGGCAATGCCGAGCAGGGCTAGGCGGAGTTTGCTCTGGTGTTTTGTTGCCCGTTGAAACATGTGAAGTCTCCATGGTATACTGGCAAAAGCTTCAAACAAAAAGCACCCATTCATCTTGACCATGAATCGGTGCTGGTGAACGGTAAATGAAAGCGCTGTGCCATTAAGCACAGGGCTTTTTGTTTGGACGTTGTGTCCGTGCTTTCGTGCGAAGTGCTTCTTCGCGCTCGGCAATCTCAATCCATTCCTGAACCTTGGGATCATTCTTTGATGCTGCAAATGCTGCACGGCGCTCAGCTTGATCAGCCTTGCGTTGTCGCTCTCGGTAGGCTTCAATCGCCTCGCCAAAATCTTCAAATGACCCATCACTGGTGTGAATCCATGCCGCCATTGGTACGCTCCTTTGTTGTAGAGAATTAAATCAATGCTGCTTCAAGTACGAGGCTTGGAAGTAGATCTCGTGGGGCAGCGATAAGAACAGGTTCGCCTTCATCTTCAACCCAGTAACTGATTCGTTACTGGGCCGAATGGTTGCTGAGCGGTAAGCCATCTCAACATGATCGGTCAAGACTTGATGGAATTCCAAGGCATCGTGGAGTGGCAACCCTACACCTAACGTTAATTCTTGATTTGCTAGTTCAGCTTTAACAGTCCAACTCATTCTTTTTTTGCTCCTTCTCAGTTGCATCACGCAGGGCGATTAGGCGTTGGCGCTGTTTGGCCAACTCTTCACGCCCTTTTTTTACAAACTGCAAAATTGTTGGTTCACGCGAACGTTGGGCGATTTCAACAAAGGCATCGTCAGCATTGCCACGCAATGCCAATGCATCGGTAATTTCGCCCCACGTTCGCTGTTTATCGGTCGCTGCCATCAATCCATTCCTGCGTGATTGGCGATGGAACCGACCGACTGAGCTGCCCAGCGGTAAACGCGGCCTGATCTTTGGCCGTCAATACCCTGCGGAGCCAATAGCCAAGAATCACGACCAGTCCGGCCCCACCGGACAACAACAGCAGCGCCACGCCAAAAAAGACATAGAGCGGGTCGATCAAGAGACAAAAAACGGTAAACCACGCAATGATCGTGAGCATGCCGAGCATGTAGGTGATTGGTGGTTTCAAGCGCCATGGGTGATCCCACAAGGCAAGATGTTCAGTGGCTAAGCTAATGGCACAGCCAAGGGTGCAAATCAGCAATTCAATCATCAAAACCTCATCAAACAACTGAGAGACGAAAACGAAGGTCTGTAGTAAGCTTTTGATAGTGTGTTTTGGGCAGGCCTACGTGATTTCCTGCCCGTTGATCGTGGTGCAACATTGGCAACGGTGCGGCGGTTTGCCGAGGTGGGGTCATCGCCCATAGCCTTGTGCCGTTGGAAGTTGCGATCCCGCGCTGGTTGCGCACGATATGCCACGACTGCGTATTGAATTGTTAAGGTAGTCCTGCTTGTGAACATTGCCGCTGTTCCGCACAACAGCGGGTGAGAATTGATACATACCGAGTTGCGCCACGTTGGCGCTGGTGAGCAGGTAGGGCTGCTCAGGCCGTGCCGCTGACGCTTGCGGCGCTGCAATATGGCTTGCAGCCGATAGCCAAAATCTGATTAGTACGGCTGATAATTAATTGGCTCGAGCGCTTGCCAGTAGGTAAGCTGGCCCAAGCCCATCTGTACCGCTGTAACCGTCATGCCAGTTGCAAAGCTCTTTGAATAATCACGAACGGTATAGCGATCGGTGTCGGTTGTAACAATCAAGGTGTTATGGTCATCGGCCCCATATAAAATCGAAACAGTTCCAGTAATCATTGGTAGTGGCTGATTCATTGGGTGGCTCCTATCCTTGAACAGGGATTGAAACACTAGGCGGCTGCTTTAGTTAGCGCGGTATAGAGGTGTTGGCGCATCAGCGAATCGGCTTCGTTATAGGTCGAGCGATAGCCCAACAATTGGCCAGCGCTGTACACGCCCCATTCGCTCAAGGTGAGGCAGTAGAACGCGCCCGTTTTGTCGCTGGATTCGCAACTTGGGCACGTGCAGATTGGCTTTTTGATTTTGCGAGTGGTCTTTTTGGTGCGTGGGCGAGCAGGGGCAATTGGAGCTGGCGGAGCTACCAGCAGGCTAAGGTGCGAAATCAAACTGGCTGCCATGAAGATATTGGCAACGCCAGCAACAACCGAGGTTTCACCGTTCTCATCGTCGTGGTAGATCGTGCAAAAGTGTGGGTTGGTTGGGCTTGGGGTTTCAAGCACGCGCAAGCCCAAATCGTTGTTGAGGTTGATCGGGGTAAACTGGGGTTGAGGGTTATTCGCCAGTTTGGCCAAGGTTTCAGGTTGATTAGCGATCGAATTTTCTGCATCGGAGAGGGATTGGGCTGTGCTCAGGTGGGTACGAATGACCTCAATAATGGTATTCATAAGTTTGCTCCTTGGTTGGTGGTTATGGTTAGGCGGCTTGTTGATTGTTTTCTAAAGTATTTTGTTTCTCAAAGTGAACAATCTGAGATAAAAAAAGAGGATGAGTTCTAAATAAATCTTCTGCTGTCGCCGAGGCCGATTTATCATTAGTTTCAGCCAACAATCTAATGAATTGAATAATCTCATCAGACAACATATAAGTAGCTGATTTTTTTCGGGGTGGACGGGTTGTCGCATTCAATCGACTCATAAATACCTCGCTTTCGTTTACTAAGATGAATTGTACACTTTAGGAAACAAAAAGTCAAGAACTTTTCTTGAATTATCTTATATCATGATCTATACTCGCTTTTGTAGCATAAGAGGTTTCTAATGTCGGGTCTACCTATTTTCCTTAAGCATGAAATGGATAAGCGGAACTTGGGGCTAAGAGATCTCGCATCTTTGGCCGATCTAGCACCATCCACATTATCCAAAATAATGAATACACCAAATCACACACCTGACTTAAAAACTCTTGCCGCACTTTCTAGTGCATTAAATCTTCCTCTGGGGAGATTGATTGAGGCTTGTGGATATGACGTTGGTTCCGTGGGGAATCCTGATGATGTTCAACGGCAGATTGCTGCAATTGCTGGAGCAGTGCCGGAGCTTCGAGAGATGTTCCTAGATCTGGCTCATTCGAATGATGATGTTCGGCGCTCTGTAATTGCATACATGAAATTGCTCGATCAAGAACGCCAGGCATCCTAATCACTCGATCAAACTTAGCAAAATCCATAAAACACCAACTCCCAAGTAGAACCTGTGTTCGATTCTATCATAGCCCTATAGGAAACAAAGATTACAACATCATTACGTTCACTGTAAAAAGAGCGCTGTCAAGTGCTTAATTTGTTGTATGCAAATTATTGCATGTATTTGACAGATATGCAATAGGAAATAAATTTCCTGCTAATAGGAACGCAGGTACAAATAGCGTGAATAGCGGAAATAGTGTGCGTTACGTGCATTAGGCACATTATGAATTTTACGCTTGTCAAGTGTGAAATTTCTGTAGGATGATAAATTTTGACTGTATGCAATAAAATATATTCTATCCAGTCAAAATTTCACCTAATGCTGATACAGTAGAGGTTCATATGCCAGATCCTCAAGACCAGAGCAAACCCCATTTACCAAAGCTTATTGAAGGTGATATTCTCATCCCTTTCTCCCCAAAGCTGGCGAAGGTGTTAGGGCATCTTGAGGCACTCTTTCTTCAACAACTCCACTATCACACATATTACCGTTCGCAGCCTTATCTTTTTGTTGGGCAGTATACCTGGCATGAAAAATCCTATAGCGACTGGTGCTCAGAACTGAGGCAGGCCAAACCCAAGACCTTACAAATTGCTGTTCGTAAACTTGAGAAGCATCACATTATTTATAGTTGTGCCGTCAACATGCGATTTGACCAGCAGAAGTGGTACACCATCAATCAGCAAGCAATCCAAGTAATAAATACGGCTCTAGAGGAGTTGGCTCGGCTTGATAAAAAACAGGTTTATGAACATTTAGCATCACTAATTGAGCCACATTATGACCGGAATGCAAGTGATCGATTCTTGGCCGCATTAAGGAATAGCGAGTAACTTATGGGTATGTGATTCTATTGAGGGGGTGTATACGTTGTAGTTACACACGTCTAAATAACAGAATCTCCAGATCCTTAAAAATAGACGCTCTGAGGTTCCTTAATTAAGGTGCTAATAGCATCTTAAATGCTGGAGCTGTTAACTTAAAAATAATATCCGTAATACCATCCATCCCTACCAAAGCAAGCACCCGCTGGCGCGGGTGGGTAATAATAGAAAAAACCTCGTTCTCAAACCCAACTACAACGGAATAGATGGGATGGATGGGAGGGATGGATGGATGGATGATTTTTCACCAAACGTTCCAACCTAGGTTACTAAAAATCGCCAATATTCGAATTTTCACGGATTTGGAACTTTGATCCAAAAAACGCTCTCACATTGCATCTAATCTTACGAACAGTTAATCCTGAAGGAGTGCTGATGGGTATTCGATTTGGCAAGCGGATAAAGTTAGGTAAATACGTGAGCCTCAACATCAGTAAAGGCGGCGTAAGCATGAGCGCTGGGGTAAAGGGAGCACGAATTACCACTGGGCGACGTGGAACCTACCTGACTGCTGGGATACCAGGTAGTGGCATTAGTTATCAAACCAAACTAGGGGGATCGTCAGCTCAGCGCGGGTCATCAGCCGTAGCCCATCGCGGCGGCTCGGCAATGCCCCAAGCAGCTCGTGCAACACCACCCGTAAAACCGCCTAGCCCATCATTCCTTGCACCGAAGCACGAAAAAGAATTTTATAAAGCGCTTGAAGATTTTCGCTCAGGCAATCGCGATGCTGCGCTCAATCACTTCCTGCAAGCAGCGGATCGTGAACCAAGCGCGGCATTGCTGGCAGTAGCAATCATGGGGACACGCGATCCGCGTGCGGTTGGGTTATTAGAGCGCGTGATTATGAGCGATGTACAATTTCCTACCGAACTTATGGCCAAATATTCTGTCACCAGTGCCAAAATGACTCTTGATATTACTCGCTTCAGTGATGCCCAAGTGCCACTCGATGCCTTAGGCGCGGCATTGATTCTTGCCGAGGCCTATCAAGATCAAGGTCGGCTCGATGATGCGGTTGGGTTGCTGGAAGAAGTTGATGAAATTGCCGACGAGCCAGCCGTAACCTTATCGTTATGCGAGCTGTACGCTATTCGTGGCCACTGGCAAGGCGTTATTCAAGCAGCTCAGAAAATGACCGTAGTTGATGACATTACCTTTGAAATCAACTACATCTATGGGCTTGCCTTACAACAACAAGGGCTGCATGAAGCGGCGCTCGATGTATTTACCAATGCGCTGAAAAAGCAAAAAGACCAAGATCCGGTCTTAGTGCTCGAAATGAGCTATGCGCGGGCAATTAGCTATGAAGCAACCAATAAGAAAGCCCAGGCACGCAAGGAGTTTGAGAAAATCTATGCAGCAAACACGCAGTTTCGCGATGTACCCCAGCGGCTGGGGCTGGGGTAATAGTCATTTGCACAATCGGAGTGAAATTAGAGTAATACAAGAAGCAGGTAATTCATGACCGAACTACCAAAGCAAGTAAAAATTCATGAATCTGGTAGACAATTGATGACGATTATGAACCTTCTTTTAGAAGATGTCGATTACTGTTTCTTAGCTATTGATGATCTGAAGAAAAGAGGGTATTCATCAGAAGAGCTACAATTTTGGTATCGGGCTGTAATACGATCTCTATTTGCATGGATTGAAGGGGTAATTTATCGTTTGAAACAATTTTCTATTGAATACGATGGAGTATTAAGTGAGAAATTAGATTCTAAACTCTATTCGTCATTACTTGATACTGAATACCAAATAAATGAAAAAGGAGAGATAGTTAAATCAGATAAGTTTATTCCATTGCCAAGAAATCTAATTTTTGCATTTAAGATCTACGCCCATGTATATAATTGTCAATATAATGTTGAAACATCAACCCATCACTGGCGCAATTTTCGTGATGCCATAAAGATACGAAATCGGATTACACATCCTAAAGTATCAGATGATATTACTATAACTGAAGATGAAGTCTTGCTCATAAAAGATGTTAGAAAATGGTTTAGTACTATATACCAAGAGCTTTATAATAAAACTCAGGCAGAAAATGATAGATTTATTGCAGAAAAAGAGAGAGAAGTTGAAGAACTAAAAAATAACATACTTGATTCTATCAAGCAAAGAAATAATGGCCAAATTAGAAGAAAGGATACCTAAAGCTATCTTGTAAAAACAATCCTCGATAGGGGATTAAAACTGATCTTCGGGATGGTAGGGCGTGTAGTGTGTACTTCACATGCATTCGAACGATCTGAATCCTCGGAAAGGGATTAAAACACTTTGCATTCGCCGTTGATGTATCCGTGACAGCAAAATTCGAAAGACCTGAATCCTCTTTGGGGGATTAAAACGTCAAAATGATGTGCCGATGCGTGCTTGCCCGTTGGTCGGGACTCGAAAGACCTGAATCCTCGTCAGGGGATTAAAACTCAAAAGCGTTGTTGTATTTGTTGCCGTTGTATTCATTCGAACGACCTGAATCCTCGTTGGGGGATTAAAACCAAATAGGATGGAATTGATAGCCTGCGGGAACCTTGAAGATTCGAACGACCTGAATCCTCGTCAGGGGATTAAAGTGTCCAATCGTCAGTTGGCCGTACATCGTAGTGCATATAAACCCATTCAATTAGTCATAATCCTCGGCAGGGGATTACAACGTCCATGTTGGAAGCGCAGTCCATGTTGGTAACGGAGAATTTGAAAGACCATAATCCTCGCCAGGGGATTAAAACACTGGGTTAATATCGCAGCGGCATGCGTAGTGGAATAGATTCGAATGGCCTTAATCCTCGTTAGGGGATTACAGCACGATCGCGGCAACGTCAATGGTTAGACCAGCCCATTATGAGTTATCCTTAATCCCTTTGGGGGATTAAAACCCAAAGCCTTTAATTGGCTCTCGTTCATAGGCTCTCATGAATTCGAAGCACCTCAATCCTCGCGAGGGGACTGCAAGCACCACCCAGTTGGGTGGTGCTTTTGTTTAAGCACATATGTTTGTCTTGTAGCGTTCGTTAGGAGGTGATAGAATAGCGCACGGTTTCTGAATCCTACTCACTACCTATGCCACCCCCATTTTCTTAAAAGGAGTGCTTACACGACATCGCGGCCTTGAAATACAACTAAGTTCAGTCCTTTGGGTTGATGTCAATCCCCTCTCCCTCATGATATACTCCAAGGAGGTTTCTTTGACGTGGCCTGATTTTTATCCTGCTGATTGCCCACCTGAAGATAGCCAGCCTACTGTAGGGATATTCTATCGATTTACTAGAACTAAGGAAGCTACTTCTGAAGACTTCAAGTCATTCAGGGAATTAGATTTCAATAAGAAATATGATCTTCCAGAATGGCAAGTATGTGGACTATCTGTTTTTATGGATCAAAGTACTGCAATACAGGTAGGAGCCAGAGTACCAGCACTCAGAAAAAAGTATCCTGCCTGTAGAGCATTAACAGAAGAAAATGGAGTTTATAGACCAACACCAAGTGAAACGAACCCAGAACATCTTACTTGGTGGTATCCCACAGAATTCGAGCCATGGGTTACTTTTGAACATGATCCTGATGCTGATAAGCAAATTAGAAAAAAGATAGAGGAAATGCGGCAAGAAGCAGAGGCGAAAAAAAAAGCGCAAGAAGCTAGAAGAAATGGTGAAGTATGAGTTTCCATCCTAAATTTTATCATCTTGGGCAGCTTGAGATGCTTGAGGTATATGATGTCTATGATAGACCTGTGCTTTTTTCTTGTAAAAATCCAGCAGGCGCTTATTATCTTGTGGTCTTGATAGAAGATTCCCCCGAAGATGATATATGGTTGTATGTTGAAACATCACTGTCTCGACTTAATGCAGTTAGAACAGGAACTATAGATCTATATACTGCTTTTATCGATGCGGAAACACAATCTGTATGGGAAGTAAAAATACCTCGTGATGAAACCTTGCATGTTGAATGTATTGCACGTCCTGTAACAACGCTTACATATATGGATCTCCCTATGCCAGGGGAATATTTAAATTTATCAGCCCATACAGCGCCAATCTTACCAAATAATATAGTACAACATGCAAAACAGACACATCGTGATATTGCGCGTTTTAAGTTTGAGTTTCTTGCAACCGTTCGCACCGAAGCCCCCGTTAAGGGAATTGGTAAAATATTCGTAGCAATCCAAGATTTTGTTCATGGTCTTGCAAGTTATGTAAGACCAAATTTCAATGGACGTATTTCCGATAATATTCCCCCAAAGCATCAGCTCGTCTATGAAGCTGCTGGTGCTGGCTCGTTTGAAGTTCAGTTTGCCTCATTGGAAGGCACTGATATGTTAGATAATTCTTGGATGAGCTTGGCATTAGCCGAGCTTATGGATATTATTGAGATAGGAACCGATGACGAAAAATTACAAGAAAAACTCTCTTCCTTGAAGTCGAATATAGTTGGACGTTATCTTGAATTCCTAAAAGAACTACGAGAATATGTTACTTCCACCACAATCACATGGGCATCCCCTAGCGGCAATATTCGCGAAGTTTCACTACCGCAACCCACTGTTGATAAGACAATTGATATTATTCAAATCTCTAATCCATCTGATGAACGAACCGATGTAATACGAGGAGTTCTCGTTGGAGCGAATCTTGAAAGAAGACGATTTGAATTAAAGGTAAAAGAAGACAGAAGGTCTAGATCTATACGAGGTAAAGTATCAGATAACGGGATGAAAGATCTTGAATATGCACAATTAAGTATTGAGTATACTGCAACCATCAAGTATATAACGACCCTTAAAACTATAACAGGCGAGCAGTTCGAATCATGTGAGTTAGAGTCATTAAAACGTTCCGATTCTATTAAAGATGTTCCTGAAAATCTGTAGTCGAATCAAAATATTCGAATATATGTTTGAAAATGTGGGATATGTGGGATAGTTTGCCACATTTTTATTGACAATAAGCACATGCGTGCTATAATCATCGCAAGCAATGGGGGTCTGCACAGACCAATTTAAACCCATTGCTTTTTAATTTCCCCTTTCTGTGCAAACCCCTACTTGCCACGGTTGCTTCAGTCTGGTTGGTTCGCGGCTGCAACGATTTGAACCCGTTGCAGCCTGCGTGTATAGGGCTTCTTCGCATGGGGCAGGTGATTATGGGCTGGATACAGGATTGGTTTGCACAAAACGCCACGGTTGGCACGCTTCTTTTGCTGATGGGCTGTGATGTTACGACTGGCATCATGCTGGCGATCGTCAACAAGAAACTCAATAGCAGTGCCAGCACCAAAGGCATGATCCGTAAATCGATCGCGTTGATGTTTGTTGGTATTGGACAAGCGCTTGAAAAGTTTTTCGGCAATACGCCCGTTTCTGAAACCATCGCGATCGGGTTTTGTTTGTCAGAATTGATGAGCATTGCCGAAAATGCGGGTCTGCTCGGCGTGCCCCTTCCACCACCACTCAAGCGCATTATGAGCGTGTTGGCTGAACAAGCCAAAGACAATAGTGGTCGCCCTGACTTGGTTGAATCAACGTTACATGCGCTTGAACACAAGGATGGTAGCCAATGAGCTTTTTTCCCACCCCCAATCTTGATATTCGTGATCTGCCTGCTGATGTACAGCATACGGGGCCACGCCGCCCAACCAGCGCCTTGAAATGCATTATTGTGCATAGCACCGAAGGGCGGGATAGCCGCAAATGGCTATCGACAACCAGTAATCCACGGGTCTCGATTCATCGCTTAATCCAACGCACTGCCTACAACCAGCAAACAAATTACGGTGGCCACTACAAAATTTTGGCCGACGAATGGACTGCCTACCATGCGGGGACTGGGGTGTTTAACCACTATGGGCCATTCAGTGATTACAAGCGCAACCTTAACTATGTTTCGCTCGGGGTAGAGCTAGAACGAACGGGCACTGAATCAATTACCGCCTATCAATATGAGCAATTTGCTGGACTGGTGGTTGAGTGGTGGGGCTTATATGGCTATCTGCCAGTCATTACCCATCAAGATGTTGATCCGAGCCGCCGAAGCGATCCCGTTCGATTTGATTGGCCAAGCTTCAGCCGTGTTCTGTTCGCCAAGCTTGGGGCTATTCGATGATTTGGTGTGCGATGGGGTATATCGGGCTGGTGCTCGTTTTTTTCATCTACATCAGCTATGACCTATCGCAAGATTATTAATATTACCCGCCGCGCCAGCGGCGCAATAACTCGCTCTTAAAAGGTGCTGTATGGCAAAACCGGAACAAACCGGAACACCTAAAAAAAGGCGCGTGCTTAAGTGGGAGCAAGCCTTCATTACAGCACTTGCACGTCAAGGAGTTGTTTCATATGCCTGTCAAGCGGCAGGTATTGGGCGGACAACTGTTTATCGCCATCGTGAACAATATCAAGATTTTGCTACAGCTTGGGATGAAGCATTGGAAGTAGCAGCTGATGCACTGGAGCTTGAGGCTCGGCGACGTGCTCATGATGGGGTTGAAGAACCTGTGTTTGGTCGGGTTGGAAAAGATAGTGATGGTGAGGTGGGCCGCATTCGCAAATACTCTGACACGCTCTTGATGTTTTTGTTGAAGGCGGCTCGGCCCGCCAAATTTCGTGAGCGCGTGGATATGAATCACAGTGGTGGCGTGGATTATAAGATTTACGAGAAAACCCATGAGTTTGACCCTGAATCAGCCTAAATCGATCACAGAACAACGCCTGTATGCCGCTCGTGGTGGAGCTGCTTTGATGTGGGCGTGCCGTGATCGCGAGATTCTGATGGATGGCCCAGCGGGAACTGGCAAAACCCGGGCCATTCTGGAGAAAGCCCACTTCTGTTTGATGAAGTATGCGGGCTGTCGCGTCTTGGCCGTTCGCAAAACCCGCGCATCGATGACTGAAAGCGTCCTTGTCACCTATGAAGAAAAGGTGCTCCCAACCACTAGCCCGATCAAGGCGGGACAAAAGCGATCACACCGCCAAAGCTATGACTACCCGAATGGCTCAACTTTTGTCATTGGGGGGATGGATAACCCTGATCGCATTATGAGTACCGAGTTTGATCTCATTGTGTGCTTCGAATGGACGGAAGGCACTGAAGATGATCATGAAAAACTCACTACTCGGTTGCGTAACGGCGTAATGCCCTATCAACAATTAATTGCTGACTGCAACCCTAGTTATCCTTCGCACTGGCTGAACCAACGCGCCTTACGCAGCACGATTACCCGTATTCTCTCGCGTCATGAAGATAATCCAACGGTGACCCCTGCCTACTTGGCAACCCTTGATGCCCTTACTGGAGCACGCAAACTTCGGTTGCGCAATGGCATTTGGGCAGCACAAGAGGGCATGGTCTATGACGAATGGGATGCTCAAATCCATCTGCTTAGCCCGTTTCCGATTCCAAGCGACTGGGCACGCTTTCGAAGCTTTGATTTCGGCTTCACCAATCCCTTCGTTTGTCAGTGGTGGGCGATCGACAACGATGGGCGCATGTATTTGTATCGTGAATGGTATATGAGCGGCATGGTGGTACAAGAGCATGCAAAGAAGGTTTTAGCCCTCAGTGCTCAAGAGCGCTTCTTTGGCGATGTTGCTGATCCCGAAGATGCTGATGGCCGTGCCACGCTGGCCCAGCATCGGATCGCAACCGCCGCCGCAACCAAGACGATTAAGCCTGGGATTGAGGCGGTCAAAGAACGCCTGAAGGTGCAACCCGATGGCAAGCCACGCCTTTTTATGCTGCGTGATGCCCTCGTGGAGCGTGATGATTCCATGGTGCAAAAGAAGTTGCCATGGTGTACCGAGCAAGAGATCGAAGGCTATATTTGGGCCAAAGGCAGTGATGGTAAGAATGCTAAAGAAGAGCCAATCAAGGCCAATGATCACGGCATGGATGCCTTACGTTATGCGGTGATGTTTGCCAATCAAGGCCGCCGTGGTGGAGGGATCTTCCGATGAAGCCTTTCACGTGGATGCGCTATGCCGTGGCTCGGTGGGCCTTCAAAGCCGCCAATATTGCCATTGTACCGCCGTGGGTACGCGAAAGCATTCTTACGCCTGCCTTCCATTCCCTCACTCGTGAGGGCTATCAAAAAAATGCGGCCTTCTTAGCCTGTATCGCCACGCTCAATTTTGGGATTAGCGAAGCGCCTCTGATGGTGTATCAGGATGAACGGCCCTTACCCAATCACCCAACCCGAAAGTTGCTCCGCCGTCCTAACCCGATTATGAGCGGGAGTGAGTTGAAGGTGATGGCGATGACCTATATGGGCATTGGCGGCAATGCCTATCTGCATAAAGTGCGCAATAGCGCGGGGCGGGTTATTCAGCTGTGGCCGTATCACGCGGGGCAATTTAGCCCTGTGCCAGGTGGGCCTTCATGGGTTCAGGGTTATACCTATGATGATGGCTCCGGCACCTTAACTCCGGTTGCGGCTGCTGATGTTATCCATATTCAATGGCCTACGCCTGACCCAACCCAGCCATGGATGGCGATGCCGCCGCTACGGGCCGCTGCGGTAGAAGTCGATGCCGATAACGAAGCCAGTCGCTATCTCTCAACCTTGCTGCAAAACGATGCTGTGCCGCGCACGATCATTCACGAAAGCGATCAGCGCTTTATGAATGATGATGAAGTCCGGCGGGCAAAAGAGCAATTTGAAGATCGCTATGGCGGCACTAAACGCGGTGGTGCTTTGATTCTTGAAGCAGGTGCAAAAATTTCACGCCTGAGCTTGAATCTTGAAGAACTGGCTTTTGAAGCCATGCACAACATTCCTGAGGCACGGATCGCAGCAGTGATGCGCGTGCCGCCCATCGTGGCAGGGTTAAATGTGGGCTTGAACCGATCAACCTTCAGCAATTACGGTGAGGCACGCCAAGCCTTCACCCGCGATACCTTGGTTCCGCTTTGGAATATCATCGCCGATGCGCTCGACGCTGACCCTGATTTGAATAGTGATGGGTTGACTATCAAGCACGACCTCAGCAATGTAGCATCATTACAAGAGGATCAAAATGGGCGCTGGGCACGAGTGATTAGCGGCTATACCGCTGGCCTGATGGAAGAAACAACCGCCCAAGATCTCTTGGGGTTGCCGCGCTATCAGGCACCAATGCCAGCACCACCACCAGCGCCAGCCCAACCCAAAGCCTTCAATCCTGAGGCCAAGAGCACACGCGGCATTGGCCGATCGTTGCAACGGATTCGCCACACCACGGCGCGATCGATGGAACACGCCCTTGATAGCTACTTTACTGACCTTGGAAATCGGGTGATTGCCCGTGCGCAAAAAGCATGGCTTCCAGCTCATGAGCAAAAGGCACTTCCACTGGTTGAAGACCTGTTGACCGATAGCGATCTGCGGGTACTGAGTCAATTAGTTGGGGATTGGTACATCGAGATTGTGCGCCTGAGTTGGGAAACGTGGAATCTGGCCTTAGGAACGGAGATCGTCTTCGGGTTAGAAAATCCTGCGGTGGTTGAAGCGCTTGCCATTGCCGGAACCAATATCACCAGTATTCACGAAACGACGCTTGCTGCGGTGCAGGCCGTGTTGCGCTATGGGGCGGAGCAGGGATGGACGATTGATGATTTGGTGCGCGGCGATGATAGCCAAGCAGGGCTGCAAACGATCGTGACTGAAACCTATAAAAACCGTGCGCGGGCGATCGCCCGAACCGAATTAGGAACGGCGCAAAATGTCGCGTCGATCAGTCGCTATGAGCAATCAGGCGTGGCACAGGTGCGGGTATTGGATGGCAACGGCCCGAACAGCTGCCAAGCCTGTACTGATCTCAATAATTCGCTTCAGTCATTGGCTTGGGCGCGAGCGAATCCGCTTGGTCACCCAAATTGTATTCGGGCGTTTGCTCCGGTTATTGAGGATTGAGCTATGTCAGCACTGGAATATAAAGTTACTCCCGCCGAATTCAAGGCGAATACCAACATACCAGGCCAATACGAAGGCTATTTCTCGATATTCGGGAATATCGATGATGGGCTTGATGTGATTGAAGCGGGGGCATTCACTAAAACCTTGCAGGAACGCGCCCGCCGGATAAAGGTTTTCATGGCCCACGACTGGTCAAAGCTGCTTGGGCCACCACCAGACGTAATCCACGAGGATTCACGCGGTCTCTATGCCAAAGGGCGATTGACCTTAGGTAGCTTTTGGGGCAAAGAGGCATGGGAGTTGATGGCTGATGGTGCTCTGACTGAAGGTTCGATCGGCTTCTTTAGCATTCCCGATAAAACCGAGTATCGCGATAACGGGGTGCGGGTACTGCGGGAAGTCAAGCTTTATGAAATTTCGCCTGTGCCGCTGGGCATGAACCCGTTGACTGATGTTCAGGCGATCAAAAGCTTGTATGGGCGTGATACGAATGCCTTTTTAAACGCCCTTGGGGCTTTCCTGCATGAAATGAAAGCCGGATCACGCCACTCCAAGGCCGATACTGAAATGCTGAATACGATTCATCGGTATGTGGTGGATTTGGGGGCAACCACCTGCAAAGGTGTTGTAACCGCTGATGAAGAACCCTCTGCTGATGATCCCAAAGCCGCGCCGAGCCGAGCCGCTGATGCACTCACTCTGCGCCTTCGTCTGCAAGCCGCTGAATTGGCACTTGCAAAGCGCGTATAGGAGTTTCTGGAATGAAAGAAAAGATCAAACGGCTCTACGATGAAGCCAATCGGGCACATACGGCTGCCAAGGCAATTCTTGATGAATATGCCAGCACTGATATGTCTGAAGAAAAGCGCGTGCAGGTTGATGCCTTCCTTGATGAAGTTGATCAGAAGAGTGCTGAAGCCAAGCGGCTGGAACGAGCGATCGAGCAAGAGCGTGAACTCAATGCCCCACAAAACGCCTTAGGCAATGGTGGGCTGCCCGATGGCAAGCAAACTCGTGAGCCAGCCATGGAAGAAAAAGCCTTCCAACGCTATTTGCGCAGCGGCTCACGCGGCTTAACCGAGCAGGAACGTAAGGCCTTACGGGCCGATGATGACGAAGCTGGTGGGTATTTGGTCGCTCCGGTGACCTTCTCGCAAGCCTTGCTGAAATTTGTTGATGATGAAGTCTTCATTCGCCAGTTGGCCACGGTTGAACAATTAACCCAAAGCGAAAGCTTAGGGATTATCAGCCTTGATGAAGATTTTGAAGATGCCGATTGGACAAGCGAACTGGCAACGGGCAATGAAAGCACCGTCAAGCCGTTTGGGAAGCGGGCATTGAAACCGCATCCGTTGGCCAAACGCATCAAAATCAGTAATACCCTATTGCGCAAATCCATGCGTCCTGTTGAAACGCTGGTGCAACAACGGATTGGCTATAAGTTTGGGGTCACGCTTGAAAAAGGCTATCTGTTGGGTGATGGCGCACAAAAGCCACTCGGTTTATTTGTTCCTTCAACCCAAGGCATTTCAACCAGTCGTGATGTTGCCTATACCGTCACCAGTGATAAAACCAAGGCCGATTCGCTGATCGATGCCAAATACAAGCTCAAGTCTCAATACCAAAGTAGCCCAACCACCCGCTGGATTTTCCATCGGGATTTTGTCAAAGGGTTACGCAAGCTGCGTGATGCCAACGAGCAATTCTTGTGGCAGCCTGGGCTACAAGCAGGCCAGCCAGATCGCATCCTTGATGTGCCATTCGTGATGAGTGAGTTTGCGCCGAATACCTTTTCAGCGACCAATTATGTGGGCTTGATTGGGGATATTCGGTTCTATTGGATTGTGGATTCATTGCAACTGCAAATCCAAACCCTGAATGAGCTGTACGCAGAAACCAATCAGCGCGGGTATATCGCCCGCTATGAAGGTGATGGTGCGCCGATGTTGGAAGAAGCCTTTGTACGGTTGCAGCATTCCTAAACAGTGCTGCTCGGGAGCCTATGCAAGCAAAGGAGTGCTATGGAATCGCTCACCAATAATGTCAAGATTGTGCGGGTGCTGAACGCCGTTGCAGCAGGCACCTCTAGCCAAAATAGCAGCGTGGTTGATACCCAAGGCTATGAAGCGGTGACGTTTGTTGCTGCGTTTGGCGCACTGACCGCCACCCAAGTTACCAGCGTGAAGGTGCAACAAGGGACTCAAGCTGGTGGTGGGGATATGACTGATTTAGAAGGAACGTTGACCGGGCCATTAGCTGATGGTGACGGCAACAAACTGATCACGGTTGAGGTGATCAAACCGCGTGAACGCTATGTTCGGGCGGTGATCAATCGGGGTACGGCCAACGCGGTGATTGATGGTGTATTTGCCATTCTGACCAATCCACGGGTAGCCCCAATTACCCAAGATAGCAGTGTTGCTTTTAGCGAACGCCATGCCAGCCCAGCGGAAGGGACGGCCTAAGATGCCTTTAGTATCCGTTGCTGAGGTGCGGCAAAAAATCGCCACACCGCTCGATGATAGTGATCTCGCTACCATCATTGACGCTGAAGAGGCTGATCTGATTGAACGCTGCGGCGATCACCCTGATGGGAGTACCGAGATCACGGAAGTTGCCCGTTCCACTAGTGCTAGCCTCTGGCTCCGGCATCCCGTGGTGTCGATCAGCAGTGTTCAAGAGCGGCGTGCAGGTGAGGCCAATAGCGCCGTTACAGCCAACGGATACGAACTTGATGCCGCAACAGGCAAGCTGGAGCGCATCGGCGGATCATGGCTTGGGATTATCACCATTAGCTATGTGCCGCGTGATCAGCGCTCCCGCCGCAAACGCATTTTGATTGAGTTGATACGGCTGGCAGTAGAGCAAACCGCAATGAAATCAGAATCGATCGCGGGGGAATATTCCTATACCGCTGATGATTGGGATGCAAAACGGGCTGGGTTATATCGTCAATGTGGCTTTATGCCACTCTAATCACATTCACAATAGGGGGTTTTCAATGGCTGATGTTCCGGTAACCGCACAACAAGTTAACCGAACTGGGGTTACTCCAGCTGGCACTACGACCAATAACACCGATACCTATTACATTCCCAATGATGGGCATGTGATTTTGCAAGCTAAAAATGCTGGGGGCAGCCCTGTCACTATCACGGTTGAATCAACCGCTGTCGTGGATGTCTTGGCAGTCGCTGATTACACCATCAGTATTCCTGCCACAACCGGCGATAAGGTATTTGGCCCATTCATTCCAGCCGTCTATAACGACTCTCAAGGCCGCCTGAAGGTAACAACCACAGCAGCGGTTAGCCTATTCGCCTTTCGGGTATGAGCATTTATAGCCATTTCAATCATCGAGCACAGATTCAACGGGCAACGGTTACCCAAGATCCTTATGGTCATGATGTCCGTGATGCGCTCATCACGATCGCAACTGTTCCATGCCGACTTGTCGCCAAACAACAGGCCGTGATTCAGCAGGAAAACAGCGAACGGGCGATCATCACGCGCTATCAACTCTTGGTTGCGCCAACCGTTGATATTCGGCAAGGTGATCTAGTGGTGGTGAATGGTCAAACGTTTGAAGTGAGCGAGATCCTGAATCGTCACCGCCAAGCGCGGCATCACATTACCTGTGAGGTGCAAAAACAATGATCACGCATGAGCAGCTTATGGCGCTGCCTCACCACAGTATCCGAGGCAAGATTCATGTTGAACTTTCGGCATTAGAGGAATTGCTTCATGAGCACGCTGGACTGGAATCAACACAAGAAAACCCAAGTGCTCGCAGCGATCACGCGGGCCATCGACGCGATCGATCAACAAATCGTCGCGAAGGCGATGACCTCACTCGTCCCGGGGCGGGGCGTGAAAACGGGGACGCTGCGCCGGAGCATCAACGCCAAAGCCCCACGCACGATTCGTAAACGGATTGTTGGCGTGGTAGGGACGGATAAAAGCTCAAAACAGTATGCGTTGCGCATTCATAACGGGTGGAAGCCACGCCCCAGCCGTGCAAAAAAACGCAACCCAGGCATGACCAAAGGCTTTAAAGGGATTCCCTTTTTGTCCGATGCGATGCGTGAGGTAAGCCCAAACGTGATGCCAACCCTACAAAAGCACCTGAAGGACGTTCTATGATGATTGATCCGGTCGAAACCTTGTTGCGGCTCTGTCTTGCTGACACCACAGTGCATCAACTCACTCGTGGACAAATTGCCAACCAACATAAGTTTTTATTGAATGATGGGGCAGCGAGCACGGCATGGGAGCATCCAAGCCAAGCGCTGTGTTTGGTGCCAACCAATGATGCAGCAGCTACCACAGCAGGATTATTGACAGGCCGCATGAACGTCTATGCGTTTGGCGCAACCCCGCAACGGTGCTATGCCGTATGGGCCGCCCTTGACGAACTTTGTCGGATCGATTATCGGCGGGTGGTGGAAACTTCGCTTGGCAAGGTCTTGCTGTACAGCACGAATCTTGATGTTTCACCATTTGCCCAATTTGATACCGATTTGGTTATTGACTATCTCATAGGCAGTTTGCGCTATCAAATGCATGCCTATGCATTGGAGGATGTATGAGCGGAATGCAGCCATTTGCCCAATTAATTGGGCCTGCTGATATTTATATTGCACCGTATGGCACGGCGATTCCGGCGATTGATGCGGTTCCCAGTGGCAACTGGGTGAAGCTCGGCACAACCGACGGCGATCAAACCACCCGTATGGTCAAAGAAACCAACTACTGGTCAGATAACGATGGGTTAGGCGATGTGACGGCCCGTAACATCAATGCTGGCTCAGAAGCTGAATTTACCGTGGTCAGTATGACCTATGAAGCAATTGCGCGGATTTTGCACGCCGTCGGCAACATCACCACCACGACCTCAGGCAGCACCAATGTTAAAGAAATGGGCTTTGAGGCAGAATACATTCCAACGGAATATGCCCTCTTGTTACGCGGGCCAGCGGATAGCCCCTATGGGCGCTATGTAGGCCAAAACTTCATTCCACGCGGTGTCTTTGATGGTGACATCGAGCAAACCAAGGGCAAAGAAACCCGTGCCGAAGTGGAATGCCTGTTCCATGGCTTACGGGACGATACCCAACCAGCAGGCAAGAAATTTGGTTGGGGCCAAGCGCAAATCAGTTAATCACCATCCACATCGATTGGATGGCTGGAGGGTTTATGGGAAAACGATTTTCCTTAGCGGCGCAGCTGCCAGAATATTTGGAGTTTGAAGCGCGTGATGGCACGTTGTACCCCGTTAATCGGGTGCAACATTTGAGCACCGTTGATCAGCAAACCATCCTACGGCTGCAACGCCAAATCAGTGCTGCTGTGACCAAACAGAAGGCTAATCCCAATGATACGGGTGCGGCCAATGCGCTCTTGCAAGCATTAGCCGAGGCAATTGAGGTGATTGCGCCAGCGATTCCCCAGGTGATTCGCAACAAGATGAATCCTGAAGAGCAAATGCAGATGCTGATTTGGTGGAAGGATGAACACCCAAAGCTCAACCCGCCGATGGCACCGCCGAATCAGAATCAGCATCGGCAACACCGGAACCGCCGTCGGCATCCATCATCACGCGGCTAATGCGGCTCTACTTTCAAGGCAACCCATTGGGGCTATGGCACACGCCCCAATGGTTGCTTGAACTCCTGATTGAGGAACTTTCGGCGACTGAAGCCCGTGAAAAACTCAATCAGATCAACATCGTCAGCATGCCGCATAGCAAGGCTGCCATTCAACGCCGGATGATTCGCCGCTTGAAAAAGCTGGCTGATCCGCCAACCAAAGCCACCTCGCGCTGGCCAGCCAGCGAGCACAATCCTGCCGCCGCTGCGGAGTGGTTTCAGCAACAAGGAATTGAGGTTGCTCATGCAGGATGATCGCCTGTTTTGGCTCACCATTCTGCGGGCGCTCAAGCTGGTGCAACCAGTCATCAATAATCGCGTCTATCGTCGCGCACTGGGAATGATTTGTGCCGCGATCGAAGAACGTTATCCATCAGGGCCGCGCTCGGCGTAGCCCCGCCCTGATGAAGAGAGCCGCCGCGCAGTGTGCGCCCCGCTCTGGTCTCGCAATGAGATACAGAACGGGGCGCTTTGTATGGCAAATGATGATTTAGGAACCGCAAAAATCAAGGTTGAGGTTGATACCAGCGATATTGATGCTGGCTTTGATCGGGCCAAAAAAGAGGCGGCCCACGGGGCTGAGCAAGCAGGCGATGCCGCCCAACATGCCTGGGATAGTAGCTTTCGCAAACTTAAATCGATTGCCAGCGATGCGCTTGATGCGATTAACAAGGATTTTGAGCAGGTTGATTTTAATGCGCTTGAATCAGAGCTTGATGATCTTGAAGCATCCTTTAATGGTGTTGTGCCACCAGCGCTTGATGCGGCGATTCATTCGCTGCGTGATTCGCTCTCGGATTTAGAGGCTGATACTGGCCAATCGGATACTGCCATTGATAACTTTCGCTCCTCGCTTGAGACCTTAGAACGCACGATCACCGATGTCAATAAAGACATTGAAAAAGGCCTTGGTAAATCCCTTGATGGGATGGACAACGAGCTGAATGCAGGCCTTGAGCAATCACTTGCCAACACCGATGACATTGCTGCTGAGGCAGGGGAAGCCTCAGGCAGTGCCTTTCGTGATCAACTCATGGTTGGAATCACAGCGGTTGCCGCGCTGGTTGCAACCGCCTTGGCAGGAATTGGGGTTGCCTCGTTTGACCTCGCAAGCCAAGTTGATCAAGCCACCCGCGATATTCAAGCCTCCTTTGGCCTCACCCGTGAAGAGGCGCAACATCTTAGTGATGTTGCCGTTGATATTTTTGGCGCGAACTTCGGCGAAAACTTTGACGATGTGAAGCAAGCCTTGATCGCCGTTCGTCAGCAAATGCGTGGGCTGGCCGATGATGATCTGCAAAGCGTTACCCAAAACGCGATCATGGTGCGCGATGTCTTCGGCATCGACGTGGCTGAATCCGCCGCCGCTGCCAATGTCTTGATGACCCAATTTGGACTATCGAGCGATCAAGCCTTCGATTTCATCGTGGCAGGCAATCAGCGGGGGTTGAATGCCTCTGGTGATTTCTTAGAAAGCATTCAGGAGTATGCCCCACAATTGGCCGCTGGGGGAGCCAGTGCAAGCCAATTTTTCAGCCTACTCGATAGCGGCTTTGTGAATGGGGTCTTGGGCACGGATAAGGCGGCTGATGCCTTTAAGGAATTCCGTATCCGCATCACTGAAGCGAGCGATGAAGGGGCGGCGGCACTCAACGATCTTGGCATCAACGCCGATGATTTCTATGCAGGCATGGCAACGGGCAATATCACAGCGGCTGATGGCTTTTCATTGGTGCTGGCAAGCCTCAACCAGATTAGCGATCCCATCGAGCGGAACCGAATTGGGGTGCAGCTGCTGGGAACCCAGTGGGAAGATCTCGGCCCTCAAGTAGCAAGTTCCTTGTCACTGACCGGAACCAGCATGGAAGATTTGGCTGGGGCAACTGATAGCCTTGCCGTCAAATATGAATCGCTGGGCATGCTATTCCAAGGGGTTTGGCGGCAAGTGCAAGTGGATATTCTCAAGCCGATTGGGGATGAACTGCTAGCAATTGCCAACACGATTATTCCGGTGGTTTCAGCCGCCATTAGTGGCTTAGGGTCGCTGTTGGCTGGAGAAATGAGTTTTGAAGAGCTTGCAACAGCAGCCTACGAATGGGGTGTTGGCATTGTCGATCAACTCAGTGCAGGGATCATTGATGCGGCATCGTCGCTGATCGATTCCTTAAGCGTGATTGGGGATACCATCGCCTATTGGCTGCAACCCAACTCACCCCCGAAGATTGCCCCCAACCTCGATCAGTGGGGAGCTGATGCCGCAACCGTGTATATGGACGGCTGGGCCGAGGGTGATTACTCGGCATTCAATACGCTTTCCAATACCATCAGACAGCAGCTTGAGAGCATGGCCAGCCTCGGCACACTCCCCAAAGATGGGGTTATCCCTGCTTTATTTGGCAGCCGCGCTGCGATCGCTGATATTATTAGCTCCCTCCAAACTACAGGCGACGTGAGTGAAGACTTGTTTAAGGTATTACGCGAGGCTTCACCAGCTGGGGAAAGTGCCGAACGGCTGGCACGGGCATTCGTTGCGGTTGAGCAGGCGAGCCGTGACGTTGCCGAAGCCCAAGCGGATCTGGAGCAAGCGACCGCCGCCGTCGCTGAGGCCCAAGCCGAACTGAATGAGCTAACCAGCGAGTACGAAGATCAATTAAACCCACTGCGCGATCAGCTTGATGAAACCGAGCGCCAACTTAAGGCGCTTGAAGATGCCAAAAAGGCAGCCAAGCTGCAAGCAATTGTCGATAGTGCTGAGGCCTCAGAAGAGGAAAAAGCAATTGCTCGATTAGAGCTACAAAAGCTCAATTTAGAGCAAATGATCGACGTGAAGGAGCGGGAAAAAGACGTTGCGGTTGATGCCGCCCAAGCCAAAATCGACGCTGCCAAGGCTGATGAAGATGCAGCCCAAGCGACGCTTGCAACGGCCCAAGCAGCCTTGCAAGCGGAACAAGAGCGCATGCAGGCAACCCAAAGCGCATTAGCGGTACAACGGGAAAATAATCAGCTGGTCGCCCAACAAGTCAGCATTTTGGAGCAACTGGCACGCCAACAAGAGCAAGCCACAAAGGCCAGTGGAGGAATGGCAGGCAGCGCCCGTGCAGCAGCGGGCGGGTTACGGGGGCTTGGACAATCCAGCACCGATGTTGGCGCGGCACTTGGCCATCTGGTTGGTCAATCGACCGCTGCGGCTACCACCATTGATACGGGGCTACTCCCAACTCTGACGAATGCAGGGGCAAACATTGCCAGTGCCTTTGGGGCAATTCCTGAGGTTGCAACCTCGTTTCTTGCCGAGCTGGCTCCTTTAGCCAGTGAATTGGGCCAATGGATTCTTGATGCGATCCCCTTAGTGGCAGCGGCATTAGGGAAGGTTTGGCAGATCGTCGTTGGCTTCATTATGGACAATCTGCCCACGTGGATTGCCACCCTAGCACAAATGGCGCTAGCCCTCGTAAGTTGGGTTTTAGATGCCTTGCCTGTATTGATCACGAATCTCGGAAATGTGTTCACAGGCATGATCACCTGGGTCTTGGATTCAGTCCCGAAATGGGCCAGCAACCTGTTGCAATTAGGCAACCAGTTATGGCAATGGGTGGTTGATGCGCTCCCAACGTTGGGTACGCAATTAGGGAATGTGCTGAATGCGCTGATAACGTGGATTGGTGACACCATCACCGCTGTTGGCCCACGGTTGATTGAATTGGCATGGGCCTTTGTCAGTTGGATTGTGACTGACGTGCTGCCTGCGTTACCGGGCAAACTAGCCGAAATTCTGTATGCGCTCGGAACCTTCCTCGGCAATGTCTTAATCGAAATCGTACCCAAACTGGCTGAGCTGGGCCAAGCTTTTCTCAGTTGGATTGGGGATACCGTGCTGCCAACCATTGGCAGCAAACTTGGTGAGATTTGGGATGCGATTAGTACTTGGATTGGGGATACTGCCCAAAAGGCGCTTGATGCTGCGAAGGCTATCGGCCAAAACATCGCTGATGGGATTAGCGGAGCGATTTCAAAAGGCCTGAATGGGTTACGGTCATTTGTGGCCAAAATTATCAACCCGATTATTGATGGCATCAATTTGGTGATCGATGGGATGAACCTCGTAGGTGGGAATGTTGCGCGTATTCCCAAGTTGGCCAAGGGGACATCCTACTGGTCTGGCGATAGCGCGATCGTTTCTGAAGTTGGCCTTGAGTGGGCCAATCTGCCTGGGATTGGGGAAGGCTTATTGATGCCTGGGATCTACGATTTGCCACGTGGCTCACAGGTCTTCAACGCCGATACCACAGCGGCGATGTTCCAACCACAGGCAAGCGGAACCACCATCAATCAATATTTCGACGCGGGCATTACCGCCGAAGGAATCCGGCGCGTAGCGCAGCAGGAAGTCACCAGCGCCCTGACCAAGGTTGGGGTATCGGCATCGATCCGGCAACTTACACGGAGATAATCCTATGGCACACGTGGTTAAATTTGAACGAGGAACCAGCGTGGTCACCACGCTTGATCTCAACCAACAAGGCACCAATGATTGGCTTTTTCGCCTGATGGAAGATTCATGGCAACCTGCAACAGCCGAGCGGCGTTGGTCAACCCTGCAAACGACCCCTTTTCTTGATCTGCAAGAATCGTTTGAAGTGATGATTCAGGGGGAAACCAAACAGGCTGTAATGGATGGCTATCGCCAACTCGTAGTGTGGCTCGATGCGATGCGCGTCTTAACCCGCTATGGCGATACCGATGCCATTAGCCCTGTGCGGTTTGTGGTGCAACTCGATGGCTCCAGCACGGCATGGCGTTCGCTGGTGATCGTTGAAGCCGATGATCCGCCGTGCGTTGAATTTTCGTCAGCATTTCTGACCAACCAAAACCAATTATTGCAACGCAATGTGCGGGTGCAATTTCGCCATCGGATGCTGACCAAAACGGCTGAAACGGCCAATTTTGTGGGCGCAACCTGTGGTGATGTGGTGAATATCAATTTTGGCGCGGCGCTTGATACTTCAGCACCAACCCAAATCAGCGTTGGTAGTTGGAATGGATTAACCGCAACCTATCGGCCAACCAGTGGAGCTTTGATCGTTGCAGAGTCAATCACGACCTTGGAAGCTGATGGGCATACGGGCACCGATTTTAGCGCCGTCGCCGATGCAACCAAGGCTGCAAGTGGGAACATTTTACGGTTTACGCCAACCGCCACAACGAAGCGTTCAACGGGTTTGATCTCAACCACATTATTAAGAAAATTCCTAGTCTTTGCTGAAATACGAAATAATACGGCTGGGAAAGAATATGCGCTCTCACTGAATTTCCTTGGTGGGGGCTTTAGTACCCAAACGCGCACGGCGATCGTGAAACCAACATCGACCAATGTGCAATTGGTTGGGTTAGGTCTTGTTCAATGCCCAACAACCCCAACCCAATGGCAAATCAACCTCCAAGCATCGAGCACGGGAGGAACCATTGATATTGATCGGATTTACTTAGTGGCCTATGGCCCTGAAACCGCCGTTACTGCGTTTGGGGCGGTTAATACATCGGTGAGTGGAACAGCGGAAATCGTGCTTGATCCGCGCTGGCTGACCCATCCTGATGGCACTGAGATGCGCTATCAATCAACGGGTAGCCCATCATCAAAAGTGCCATTTGCCACGCTCGATGCCATTGCCACGCCGTGGACTTCCACCGCTGCGATCGCCGTGTTGTTCTTAGCCTATTCCAATAGTGGTGGGTGGGCATTACATAGTGCGGGCACGCGCTTAACAGGCCTGACGGTTGCGGCATCACGCCAACCATCAGCCATCGTGCCATGGTAGGTGCTGTATGTATACATTAACCTTACGCGATGCCCTGACCAATACCCATATCCTTGATCTGACTGACCAAGCACGCGATGTTGCAATCAGTGATGTTGAATGCACATTTGCGTTGCCGCTCGATTTGGCGGTTGCCGCATGCTTAATCGACGACTACCGTTTGCGCTGGGTAACCGTAAATCAGCATGGAGTGACCCGTATTTATCAATTGCAACGCCCCAGCTTGGCCAGCACAGGCCTGCAATGCGTGGCAGTCAACCTGATTGCTGTGCTGGCAATGGATAGTTACTCGGCCCTGTGGAGCGATAGCAATGTAGGCAATTGGCTGGAAACACCTGAAACAATTGCCAATCGTGCACCCAAGCTCTATATCGCTGATAAAAACAATCGGCTCTTCATCGGACTGACAAAAAACGTGGTATATCGGAATGGCCAAGATGCCTGGGGCTGGAGTTATTTCACCCCGATCACGTCAACCCGCCAACTGTTGGCAATCCAGTGCCGCTATAGCATTGATCTCCCAACAGGCTGGGTGGTGAGTTTTCAACGGGTAACCCGCGCAGGTGGGTATCTCACAACGATTCGCAATATCACCAGCGCGGGAGCCGTGATAAGTGGAGCGTTATGTGATAGCTTTGCTAGCACCGAAGGCCTCGAAGTTGTAATCTACAATGGCAGCGGAGCCAACTATACCCATGCAGGAGAAAATGCCACCAAGTTTGTGACAATTACCAGCATGCGGGTGGTCACAACCACGGCCAATCTGATTAACACTACCGTTGCCGGAGCCATCGGCACAGGCGTGCAGGTGATTACCCCAGCCTCAATGCAAAACATCAGCTTTGGTCAGCAGTTGGTAATCAACACCGGAGCCAGCGATAGCGAAATGGTGAGCGTGAGTGCGACCACTGCTACCACCTTCACGGCAACCTTTGCCAAAACACACCTGGCAGGGGCAACGGTGCGGAGCATGCTGGTACGCGATAGTGAAGTAGTGAGTGATGCGCTAACCCAAGCCGTGACGCTCAACCCAAGTATGGGCTTAAGTGCATCGAACATCTTGATCAGCACCAGCGAACGCGATTACGATGATCTCGTATTCAAGCTGGCACAGCCAATCGATGTGCTCCAAACCTTGGCCAAACCCAGCAGTTTTAGTTTTGGGGTGCAAGAGGATGGGGTCTTGTGGTTTGGCAACCCTGCTAGCCGTGAATGGATGGTACAAGCAGCTGATGTGGTGGTTTGTCGGTTGCTCGATACCGTGGTCAATAGCGTTGCCGTGGTGTATCACGACGCAGCGAATACCGATCAACTCACCACGACGGTTACCGATCCGATCAGTATCGCCCAAAATGGATTTACGAAGCGCTCGATGCTTGAAGCAGCAACCACCAGCCAACGCGAGGCCGAACTAATCCGAGATACAGCCTTGAGCGATGGCAAGGCGCGACCAGTGCAAGCACAAATCGCGATTCAACGCTTGTACGATCGGGCGGGGACGCGCTACCCTGTAGATGTGCTTCAACGCAACGATATGATCACGATTAGCAACCTGCCACCGCTACTGGCATCGCCAGAGTTGCGGAGCTTTACGGTAGGAGAGGTGAAATATCTGCCAGCCACAGATACGGTTGAGGTGGTGTTGGAACTGCCCTTGCCCCAGTTGGATGTATTGCTAGCTCAACTTGCAGTGGGATAAAGAGTGAGCGACGTTCGGCGATTGAATACCCGCTAAAATAATGCCGTGCCTTGTGGGATGTGAGGCACGGTGGCAGTTGGTGGGTTAAATGAAAAAGGCCCTGCTCTACTTGATGAAGTAGAGCAGGGCCTTTTTCATTTAACCCACATTAGATCTAGAGTCGGTAGTAAATCCTCCTTAAGATGTACGCAAAATGCATTGACTATACACATTCTGTGTGTATAATAAGGATAACTGGATAAAAAATAGTAGATATAGGAGGTATCTACAATAGTAAATAAACCTAGCTGAATGGAATGACCAAAAGCTCTTGTAATTGAAATGGAGGTGTAACACAGTGGTGCCGCTATAAATCAGGCCTTTACCACGCCCGATACCAAGCTCGACCACATAATTAATAATATCTATTAGTAAATTCATTGTCGATTTCCTAATTTTCGATTCTCGGTGTCTAGGTACTGATGGCTATGAAACAATAAAGGAGTCTTACGATGATAGATATCTATGATTACGGAGGATAGAAATAAATTATTTCTATTAATACTCAAAATCAACTTTTTGTAAAGGGGGTGATGTAATGGCGGAAACCGCAGCAAAGAAGAAACGATATAACTTGGCGCTTCCGGATGATCTTTATGGGCAACTCCAAGAACTTGCTGATAAAAAGCAAACGACTGTTGTTGCCCTGTTGCGCCAATTTATCAAACTCGGTTTAACCGCGGTTGAGTTGGAAGATAAGCCTGACGGAGAATTAATTTTCCGCCAAAATGGAAAAGATGTGACCGTGAAGCTTTTCCTATAGACCTGTATCGTATTCCTATTTCTAATGAGCTTTTGCCCATAGTGAGCTTGGTAACCTTGCTATTGTGCGAATGGTTGTCCACTTCAGCATGAAAGGTTTATTATTTATGGCACCTAAACAACGTCAAGGCGAGTCGGGTCGGAATGACGAATTGTCATTGGATGAATTAGCCAAGAAAATCTTAGAGGAGGATACTATTGATTTGATTGAAGAGGTCGATATTATTGAAGATATCCCTCTCAATCAACGAAAAAAACAATTTGCCGCTTTTATCATTATAGGTAACCGAATTTACTACAATTTCCGTGGGTCGGTTACGATCAAAAAAGCGCTCGCTATCCTGTCGGGACTCATTACAGGATCTGGTGGTATCGTGTGGTTAGTGAACCATTACATACTCCCGCTCTTGTCCCCCTAATAACACGAAAAGTAATAAGCTTTCGAAAATTCCAAAGATTTTCGAAAGCTTATTACTTTTTTAATTCAGCATACCTTCACATTTTCAAAAACTCTTCAAATAATTCTCCACCACATAGGCGGCAATCACCGCCGCACATTGCGGCACGATAGCATTGCCCAAACAGCGAAGCCGTTTCGCTCGATTGGGAATCTTGGTAGATACCCGTGGAATGCCAGTCTCCCACGTTCCATCACGCCATTGCTGCTGAGTAGTCTCGATCGAGACATACGTTTGAACCCCAGCAGACCAACCACAAGGAAAACCCATCAGTACATCAACCCAGTCAGGATTTAGCTGCCCCACGATTCCCGCACGCAATAAATGCCCAGGAATAGATTCACGGTCGGCTTGTGATGGTGGCAGCGAGGCATTCTTCGCATCTTGGGCTGTTGGTGTGGGATATTGATTAACGATGGTGGCCAATCCATCTCCACTGCTGGAACTTACGCCACGACGGTTGTAATTTCCATGCACAGTTGGGGTCGGAAAACGAACTGCGCTCACCAATGATGGAGAACGGCGATTGCGCTCTGATACACAATCAACTCGTTGGGCATCCGATGCACATGGAGTTGGGAACAGAGCAGCAACCGCCCAACCTAATTTATTAGGTTTTTTCCGTTGATCGGTTGCTTGCCAATAAAGATCATAGGTTCCGAGTGTGGCGTTGGGCGTTGGGAAAAGTTTTGCTACCTGTGAAAGCCGCATGAAGCTTTGACCACCCGCTTTGTTTTGATGGCGGATTGTGCCATTCTTTGTTTCTACAGGATTGCCAGACTGTCTATTGGTGGTGTCGCTTGCGGTTGGGGTAGGCCACAATCCAGAGGCGTTCGCGCTTGTGGAAGGCTCCAACGGCGGCAGCGGATAGAGTTTGCCATTCCGCATCATACCCTGCTTGGGCCAAGTCTCGCAGAATGGCGGCAAAAAATCGTCCGCCATCGGAGCTACGAATCCCGCCAACGTTTTCCGCAAGCACATAGCGTGGTCGAATTTCGCGAATGAGTCGGGCAAACTCTCCCCAAAGATCCCGCTCGTCATCTCCTGCACGTCGGCTGCCAGCCAAGCTGTGGGGCTGGCAGGGAAAGCCGCCAGCCAGAACCTCGCACGACGGAAGATTGTGACGGCCAACGCTCCGGATATCGCGATATTTTGGCACATTTGGCCAGTGGGCTTCGAGAATGCTGGTTGCATAGGGGTCAATCTCCACTTGGGCGACGCACTGCATGCCCATCGTTTCCAGGGCGAGGTCAAAGCCGCCGATACCTGCAAATAAGCTAATAAAGCGCAGCATCAATTGCTCCTAAAACTCAGCCGCGATTCAAATTTGAATCGCGGCTGATCTTCATTTAATTGTGGCAGATAGCGGTTTGTTCACAGCGGTAACTATGATAGAGCAGCAGCATGAAAAGCCTCAATTGCTCCTGCTGATAGTGTTGCTGTATCCGCTGGGTTCGTTTTAAGTAGCGCCGTTTCATCATGCGGATATTGATGGGCTGACGTTTGATCGCTGGCTTGCGCTTGGGCCTGATGATCGGCTTCTGGCGGCTATTGATGACCACTATTGAAGCAACAAGTGCGATCAGCGTGGCGACAACGATTAGTCCTTGCATTTATGCACCCTTCCCTTTCAGTACATCACGCACCCCACCCACAAATTGGCGAATCATTGGCTCGGCGCTCAAGGCAACGAGTGCCGCGAGCAATCCGCTCACAATCGCAAACCACCACTGATCACCAAATACGGTATGCAAGAATTCATGAATGTACCAACCCGTTGCCGTGGCATCGAGTGAGCCAACGATCACGGCACAGGTCAACCGCATGCGATCAACATGCACGAAAAAGTAGGGTACTTGCTGATACCAGCGTAGCTCGTTTGGCACGTTTACCCCGCGCCACAAATGCTGGCCCACGAATGAGATCACCACATGGCCCAAACAACCAATAAAGAACCAATCAAGCACCCCAGCTTGCACCCATATGCCGTGATATTTGAGCCAGAGACCGCCGAGCACGACTGCACTGGCGGTTGCCAAGCCGTTGGTAATCCATAACACCACCCAAATCAACAGCATGCTTGCCTCAGCAATCAAACGACTGCGACTCACAAACTGCCAACGTGTTTTCACCGTCGCGTTTTGGGGTAAACCTCGCGCAACTCGCACGCGGCGACGATATTCCAATGGGCCTAAAGGTGTTCGCGTTGTCAT